GAACTTTAAAAATGGACCACAGAGATAGAATAAGAGCAAAGGCTGAGGCTAGATTAGCTAGACTTAAACCAAACACAGGCCATGCTCGTATTTTGAGAGCAAGATTAGGTTTAGATGTACAATCAGCTTCTATAAAAGAAGAGGTTGTTATTCCTGAAGTTGAGACTACTGAAAAGTCCAAAAAAAGAAAGCGTAATGTAAGACCCACATCAGAAAGGTGAAAATATTATGAAAAGATTTATGATTCCAAGAACTGCCCATTGTGGTAATGGGTGCTGACTATTTAACTAGTTATTTTTAAGGGAAGCTTTGTATTATTTACAAAAGCTTCTCTATTTTTATGCCATGATTCTCTTCCAACAAGTTCTCCATTTGAGTGGTGAATTATTGCGATATCTAGTATTTTATTTGTGTAACCCATCAAAAATGCCTTTGATGTATAGTGTATATCGTAGAAATCCCACTCTCCTTCAAAATATTGCGGCTTTGATAGTCCAATATCCTCGATAGCTGACGCTTTTGCAGCTAAAAATAGTCCATCAAGCACTACAACATCGGCTGGTGGACCATAATCGGTGGAATATATCTGATTATTTTGGTTGATGTGGTAGACTTTACCTCTATGAAACCCCTGTCTCCATAGTTCGTGATCCCACCAGACAGCATTTTGACTCAAAAATGTCGTTCCTGCGGGTCCTACAAAGCCAACCTTATCTGATTCGTTACATAACTTGAATATTTTTGTCTTAAAATCGCTTTCAGACTCCTTAATTTCGATATCATCGTGACAAAATATCACAATATCGTCAGGATCTGTTTTAATTTTGTTAAAAGTGTTCTTATAAGCGTCAAATATTGATTTTGAACCAACTACAACATTTGTTTTTACTTCACATCTAGATAAGAATGATAGTAAATCATGTAATGTTTTGGTTATTTGTGTTTTTGATCGTGTACAAATAATAGCATGAATATTCATATACTATAATATAACAGATACTTGTGTATTTTTTATGGAAAAAGAGAAATTAATAGAAGAATTCAAGAGATGCAGTCAAGATCCTGTATATTTTATTTCAAATTATATAAAAGTGACTCATCCAGTTCGAGGTTTGGTTCCTTTTAAGCTATACCCCTTTCAGGAACGTATTTTATCGAACTTAGAATCTCATAGATTCAATATTCTTCGTAAATTTCGTCAGGCAGGATGCACCACAATTGCAGCGTCTTATTGTTTGTGGATGGCTATCTTTCAAAAATACAAAACAATTGCTATTTTGTCCAAGGGTGACGCAGAATCTACAGAAGTTTTGGATAGAATTAAATTAATGTATGATGAACTTCCTGAATTCTTAAAACCCGGTATTGCAGAAGATAATAAACACACTCTAAAGCTAAAAACTCAATCAGTTATTAAATCTAGACCTTCTGGAAAGCAATCTGGACGTTCTCTAGCTGGCTCAATGCTAATTATTGACGAAGCAGCATTTATTGAGAATATTGATACTATTTGGGCTGCCGTTTATCCTATTATTTCTACTGGTGGTAGAGCCTTTATTCTTTCTACAGTTAATGGTGTTGGTAATTGGTATCATCAAACCTATCAAGGAGCTGTAGATGGAAATAATGCATTCCACGCTATAGATATTCGCTGGCAAGAGCATCCAGAGTACTCATACATGGATGGTTTTGAGCATTTATATGAGGAAATGGCTAAAAAAGGTTTAGACATCAATAAATGGGAAGAAACAACAAGAGCAAACTTGCCCACAAAACAATGGCTTCAAGAATATGAGTGTTCCTTTTTAGGAACAGGTGATACTTATATAGAAGGAGAAATTCTTAAAGAAATTTCACAACAAACTAGTGAAAAATATTTTACAAAATATAACAATAGAATGCGTATTTGGCAAGAGCCTAGACCTGAATACGAATATTTATTATCGTGTGATACTTCTTTAGGTCGAAATAGGGATTATTCAGCTTTTCATATTATAAACATGTATAACGGACAACAAGTAGCTGAATTTTACTCAAACAAAACACCTATAAATGATTTTGCTAAAATAATAGCACAAGAAGGTATGCTATATAATATAGCACACGTTATATGTGAAAGAAATACGATAGGAAATAATCTTATTGATTGGCTCTTTAATGTGTACGAGTATGAAAATCTTTGGGCTGACGATAAGGGTGATATAGGGTTTCAAGTTACTGCTAAAAATCGAGAAAGTATTTTAGCAGAATTAGAAGAGGCTTTAAGAACAGATTTAATTAAGATAAACTCTACTAGAACTTGCGATGAGCTTATGACCTTTATTGTAAACGAGCGAGGTAAGGCTTTGGCTGATAAGGGGTATAATGACGATTTAGTTATGAGTTTGGCTTTAGCCATTCATTTATATAAAGATTTATTAGGTAATACTCCAATAGAGTTTGTTTCTAAAAATGATGATAGTACTAGACCTGTTATGCCTAGCATGACGACAAAATTAAAAAACTCTTATGGGTTTATGAGTGAAGAAGATTACAAATGGCTGATGAAATAAAAAAAGAACAAGAAATTAATGAAAGTGGTTATACTGTTTTTGGAGGAAGCTCAAACAGAGCAGGAAACTACTACACTCCAACAGGACCCATTGGTAGATTTTTTGCAAAGTTCTTTGCTACTAAAGCGCAACTACCAGTACAAAAAAGTTTAGATAATGAAGATATTGCATCTAAAGTAGGTGATACTGTCATTAGTAATGATTTAGTTGCTGATAGTGATCCAAATTTGGCCGTTGGTGGAGTTTCAAGAACTCCGATAATACCTCAAATTGAGCTTAATAGAAGAAAGAGGTATAAAGAGTATGAAGAAATGGATGAATATCCTGAAATAGGTGCTGCTTTTGATATTTATGCAGATGATAGTACTCAACGAGGTGTTCATGCGGAGAGGTGGACAATAAAATCAAAAAACCAGATGGTAGTTGATGAAATTAATAGATTATTTGATAAAATTCATCTAAATAGGTTTTTATGGGACATCGTTCGTAACACTGTAAAATACGGAGATTGTTTCTCTGAGTTAATAGTTGATTTAAAAAATCCAAAAGAGGGTATTAAAAAAATAAAAATATTAAACCCTACCTGGATTTTAAGAGTAGAAAATGAGTTTGGGTATTTATTAAAATTTCTTCAAGAAATCCCAACCAAAAGTAATGTAGATCAATACAGTTATGAAAATATGGGAAACTCAGGATCTGCTAAATATATTGAACTAGATAAAAATCAAATAGTCCACTTTAGATTACATACATCGGATCCTGTATTCTATCCTTATGGTAAATCAATAGCGGCTATGTGTCATAGAACTTTTAGATCTTTAAAAATGATGGAAGATGCTATGATGATTTATAGATTATCTAGAGCACCCGAAAGAAGAATTTTTTATGTAGATACGGGGAATCTTCCTGCATCTAAAGCTGAGATGTACATTGAAAGACTAAAACAAAAATTTAAAAAAGAGAAATATTATAATGATTCTAAAGGTACTGTAGACGCAAGATACAACCCTATGTCTTTAGATGAAGATTATTATGTTGCTACTAAAAACGGAAAAGGTACTAAAATTGATACATTGCCCGGAGCAACTAATTTAGGAGAAATCGAAGATGTTAAGTACTACAGAGATAAGTTACTAGCTGCTTTAAAAATTCCAAAAGATTATATAGTAGAAAAGGATCAATCTCCTGAAAGAAAGGCTAATTTGTCTCAGTTAGATGTTAAATTTGCAAGAACCATTCAAAGAATACAGATAGATATTGAAACAGGTTTAGAAAATTTAGCGAAGCGTCACTTACAACTTAAAGGCTATCCACCAAGCCTTATTCGTGATTTAAAAATCAAACTTCCAGAACCTTCTGATATGTCAGCTAAAAGAAAACTAGATTTAGATGAGCAGAAGACTAGAGTAATTCAGGCTGTACAGGGTTTGGGGTTATTCCCAAAATCTACAATCTACAGGGAATATTACGATATGTCTGAAGATGAGATTGATAGAATCAAAGATGAATTAGAAAAAGAACAAGAAGAGTTGGGGCTTGCTGAAGGGGGTATGTCTGCTGGTATGGCTGGTCCCGGTCCTGGGGAGGCTGGTGGTCAGGAGTCTGCTGAAAATATACCTCCCACAGCAAACGAATCTACTAATATAACTGACCCTTTCAGTTATATAAAAGATTGTGTTTCTGATGAACAAACAAAAGTAGTTCTTAATAGAATTATAGAAAAACAACAGCAAAAAGCAAAAAAAGCTGATCAGAAAGAGTCTATATAAATATAAACCAAGTTTGGAGATAAAAAATATGTTTTTAAGATTATTTGAAGAAAGAGATAAGGCTATATCAAATCTAATAAAATTAGGTGATTATATTGGGAGATCTATAAGAGAAAATGTAATTTTATTTTCTATAGATTCAACTAACGAGTATGTAACCTACTTAACTGAAAGTAATAAAGTAATCAGTGGTAATTATAATTTTAACTCGGGTATAAACCTAAAAAATATAAAGGTTCAAGATTCTTCTATTTTTGAAGATGAACAAAAATTTGATTTAATTGTAAACAGTAAAATTAAATTATTTATAGAAAATATTCATCATGGGGAATATTCTGATGCAGACATATCTTTTGGTGATGTTTTATCATTATGGGAACAAAGAGTTAAACTTTCTTCACTACAAAATAAACTAAATGAGAAGTGTTCAAAACTTGCTAGTATTGAAAATATAATAGAGTCTAAATCTTTTCAAAATCTAATAGAAGTTAAACCTCAATTAGAAAGTTTCTTAAAAGAAGATTTTGAAAAAATTATTAAAGTTCCTGAAATTAAGAACGCTGTGAACTTATCACACACTGTTTCAAAAGGTTTTAATTTACCTAAACTAACTTTAGAAGAATTACAAGATAATAAAGAATATTCATTATCTAATGATCAGGACACTTCAATTTATGATATGATTTGTAGACAAGAACTAGTCAAAAAAGAGTTAATAGAATCTAAGAAAAGTTTTGATTTAGTTTGGGCAAATAATCCATCTATTAAAAACCTAGCTAGTTTAATTTTTGAAAGTGATGATGTTGTAGTAAAAGCTTTATCAGAAGCATTAAAAGAAGTTCCTTATTTAGCTTTAGCGTCTAAGAAGCAATTATTTAAAACATTTTCAAACTCTCTAGCTAATATTGACGGTTTTGGGGTGTCCGATACAGATATACAAACTTACGCCTCTAGAATTTTTGAATACAAAAAAGAAGTTAAAGATTTATTTATTCAAAATATTAATGAAAAGTATGGAGTTAACATATTAACCCTCCAAGAGCCTGTATCGTTTAAGAGTTTAGCCAATACACAAGTAGTTATTTTTGAAGCACTATCAAGATTATCACCAAAAGGTAGCATTTTAAAAAATATTTTATCAGAAATGGCTAAAGAACTCAAAACTAAATCAGGAGTTGAGTGTATAGACGTAAACAACTTTTTGGTTGAAATGTTTGTCTCTGTTGGATACGACCAAGTTTTAGAAGAAGCAGTCGGTATGGATAGGTATAAAAAAGTAGACTTTAAAAGAATCGTACAGGATCTGTCAGATATTACAGAATTGATTAATGGTTTACAAGACACTGTTACTAATGATGCTGAGTATGAGAGTGATGAAAACGTAGATCAGGAAGCTATGGCGGCTGCTGAAGAAGCTCCTGAGGAAGCTCCTGAGGAAGCTCCTGAGGAAGTCCCTGAGGAAGCCCCTGAAGGAGGTCCCGAAGAAGAACTTCCCCCAGAAATAGAGCCAGAAACGCAAGAAAAGGTTTTAAAGGGGTTATCTGATTTAGAAGCTATGGTTGGTGATATTGTTAAAGAATTACAGGGAGAAGAAGAAGAGGAAGAAGCTCCTGAAGATATTAACCAAGAGGGTGTAGAGTGATGCTAACAACATTAAGACCATACACCAAAGTAGTTTCAGTTACACAAGGGACACATGCAGTTATTGATTTAAAAGACTCCGCTGGTAACTCATTAGATTGTAACTATATTACAGTTGATGCTTCTGGAGCTGGAGGGGCAGCGGCAGATTTCTTTGTTTATCTGTCTTCCGTTCCTGGATTAACAACTCCTGCTACTCCAACTACTCCTGTTCTTGCTACTGTTTCTGGTTTCTGTGGAATAATGGGCGTTGCTCCTGGTGTAAAGCCTGTAGAGTTATTTTTAGATTATGAGGACAAGGTTAATAAGATTACTGTTTATTGTGAAAGTTCTTTAGATGTAGTTGTAACTTATGGAAATATCCATGTTGCAAACGCATTGCGATTTAATGATATGACTAAAGGATCCTGATGCCTCTTCAACTTCGGAAACAACCCTTTTCTTTTAAAGGTAATAAGAAAAGAAGAAGAAGACAAGGTAGAGTTGTTTTTCTTACTTCAGGAGGAGATCTTGGAGTTACTTTTAAAGGGATAAACAACTTGTCTTTTTCTAATTCAAATGGATATAGAGTAACTTTAGGATTTGGTGGAGGTATTTGGTATTTTAAACTTTGGGATTCTGCTGGAGTTCAGGTAGGGGCAACTTTAGGAAGACCAAGCCTTGCTGTATTGTCTGCTTTTGTAAATGCAAATGCAACTATGCAAAATTATCTTACAATGACAGTAGAAAGTGGAGTAACTACTATACCTGGAAGTTCAAGTTTAAATTTTGTTGATGCTTCCTTATTTCGTGGGGGGCTTTAATAATGGCAGAAGTTTCTAGTTTACTTTATTTTGGTATTGATGCAGATGGTATAACAGGTCTTTCTGCTGTCTCTGAAGGAGATACAATTTTTTCTTCAGTTTTACCTGAGAATATAAGAGAAACATATACGGTAGTATATGATAATTCATCAACTTGGGAGGCTGGAGGCTCTCCTTCTGCTGAAGGTTTTCAACGATGGGACGATACATACGAAGAAGTACGAGATACTTCTTCTGATTTAAGACAAGCATCAAGTACTTTATACGATAGCTCAGGAAGGTGGCAGGGCACTTATGAGAACTTCAATGATACATCTGCTAATTTAATTACAGCATCAGGTAGAGTAGATGATCTTATTGTATTTTCTGGGTCAGTGGAAACATCAACCGCTGATATTGCTGCATCTACTGTTGATATTTCTGGATATATATCTTCTAGAGAAACCACTTGGGAAAGTGGTGGATCCCCATCTGCTGAAGGATTTGAGAGATGGGATGATACATATGAAGAGGTTCGTGATACTTCTAGCGATTTAAGACAAGCTTCCTCTACAGTTAATGATGGCTCTGGTAGATGGCAAGGTACTTATGAAAACTTCAATGATACATCTGCTGACCTAATTACAGCATCTGGTAGGGTAGATGATCTTATTGTATTTTCTGGATCAGTAGAAACATCAACTGCTAATTTAAGTTCTACTTTAGATACTTCTGTGGGTAATTTAAGATCTAGTATAGCTGCTAATACAGGTCTTATAGCTATAAATACTTCTCAACTTACTGTTAGTGGTCCATATTGGAACAAAACTTATGAAGAAGTTAGAGATACTTCTGCTGATTTAAGATCAGCTTCTTCTACACTAAATGATTCTTCAGGAAATTGGCAGAATACTTACGATGAAGTTAGAGATACTTCTGCTGATTTAAGAGATGTATCATCATTGGTTAATGATAATTCAGGAGCTTGGGCAGTAACTTCAGGTATCGCTAGTGGTTTTGGATTTATTCCTGATGGCCCTACAAAAACACTATCCTCTGTTGAAATATCAGGATTTGGAGCTGGAGATGTATCAGGTGTTACAGTGTTTGATGGAGCTATTCCCGTTTATTCATCAGCTTTAGGTAGGTTTAATTATCTTCCAGATTTAGCTAAACCTGGAGGTGGGTATGGTGCTCGTTGGGACCCAACCGTTGGTGCAGGAGGCACTATAGAAATAAGTCAAGATGGGACTTTCGTATTTACATCTCCAGATGGTCAAAGTTCAGTAATGATAGATACTTCTGGCAATTATCTATCAGGAACTGCCACGTTTGATATGTCTGGAATTAGGCGACTAGTAGCAGCTACTGTAGATTCTAATACTCTTAGTGCAGTAAATCTTACTGTGGAAGATACGCTAACATTAGAAGAAGATGTTTTAGCAATAACTCCAAGAGGCTATAGAGCTACATCTAAGGATAGATTTGCGGTAAATGGGTCTAGTATAGGATCTGGAGCTGATAATTTATATGTTACTAATGGTGCTGGACCTTTTATTTACTATGAAACTTCAACAAATGGTTCAGTAAGAACGGGATCAAATGAGCTTGGGCTTGGAGCTACTCCTGGATATACTGTATCTTCAACTCCAGATTCATATCTATCAGGAACTATCCCTGCTTTTTATGATAACTCTGCTTATTTTAGAACCGTTGTCTCATCTACAGGTGTGTATGAAATACAGGCTATGTTAAATGTTTCATCAACATCAGAAATAGATGTAACTTATCAACTTAAAATAGATAATGTTGCAGATATGACATTAGTAGATACTTTAGTAGGTATTACATCACCTCACTATATGTTATCTAAGCTTCAAAAAGTTAAATTCTTAAATGCAGGACAAGAAATAAGAATTACTTTAATTGGTTCAGCAGCACATTTGCTCGGAGCTGGATCTAACTTACTAATACGAAGGATTGCATGATCATGAATACTCAAGAAAAGAAATTGACATTAGGTAAGGAAACTCTTATGCCAATCAGCATGGTCATAGCAGTTTGTGGAGGGGTTGTTTGGATTAGCACTCAACTCAATAATATAAATTATAAGTTGGACATGTTAGAAAACAAACTAGAAGATCAGTGGACTACTAGAGATATGGAAAATTGGGGTCTTAGGCTTAAAATGGAAAACCCTGATATTGTAATACCTGATCTTGATTTTTAATCAAGCATGTGATTTTGTTTAGCTGCTCTTAAAATTCTCCACATATAATTATCTCGAACACTACTTATTGTAATTAGTATATTACTAAGTGTTCTTAATGCATCCTCATTTATTTTATTATTTTCTATAATCATTTTTACATCTTCTATAAGAAGTAGAAGATTTTTTTTATCTTCAGAAGATAATACTGAATTTTGTTTTTTTATAGAATCATTTGTTTTCATTTTAATATCTTAACCTCATGACCTTCTTTTTTATAGTATTTTTGTCTAGATTTGGAGTGATCTAGTAGATATTTTTCTTTATCTAAGAAATCATACACAAAAACCTTACTTTTTGTTTCGTGTTTTCTAAGAGCCCTACCCAATGCCTGTAGAGTCGCAATTTCTGATTTCATTCCTCTTGCATTAATAAAATGGGTAATTTCTTCAATATTAATTCCCGTTTGGAGTATTTTCGTTCCAATAAGGATCCTAGATCCTGAAGAGTCTCTGAATCTAGAAATACTTTCATACCGTTCTCCAAGGGAGTTTTTACCTTCAAGAAATTCGCACCCGTCTCCAAGAAGCTTTTCCAAGGTTCTTCCATGCTCAAGTGATTTGGTAAGTATAAGTATGCGAGCTGAGTCTTTTTTAGATCTGATGTCATTTACGATATCCTTAATTATATTATTTCTGCTTTCATTATTTACAATAAACTGCTCATATACGTCCAAATAACCCATAACATCATCAATACCGCTACAAGTGTACGGTCTATCAATCAGTTGAATAATTGGTTTTGTTAGATTTCCAGAATCAACTAAGCTGGCTGTGTCTATAACTTGAATTACTTCTCCTAAAGCACCTTCTAAATTATATCTTGGTATTGGATCTGACGGAGGAGTTGCGGTAAACCCAAGTCTGTAAGTTGCGTTAGGAAAAGAGTTTATGGCTGCTAGTGTTGTTTTTCCATTTGCAAATTCATGACACTCATCAATCATCAAGACTTCTGATTCTTGAAGATGCGTATCTAGGATTTTTTCGATACTTTGGATAGTACAAAGCATAATATCGCCGTAAATATAACCCTCACCGAAACAAAGACCAACATTATCAAAACCACAAGCTTTAGTAAAAAATTCATAAGTTTGTGTTAGTAGTTGTTTTGCATTAAATAGGATTATCATTTTACGACCTTCTAATGCTTTAACCAGACCTGCCATGATTAAAGTTTTACCAGAGCCTGTTGGAGACTTTATTATTCCTCTGGTTTTACTCAAACCTATAGTAATAAGTTTTTCTTGATAATCATAAAAAGTAAATCCAGAGATACTGTACTCTTCTTTGTGTACAACATCTCTAGTGTGTTTATCTGAAATTATTTCTGGTTCGCAGTCAATTTTCTTTAGATCAACTAACAACCTAGATAATAGACCAGAAGAAAATTGACCATTTTTTGTAATGAAATGTTGTTTACCATCCCAATGTCTTCGCTTATAGGCTGTAGAGTACTCAGCCCCAGGGACTTTGAATGAATATAAATCATACAGAGCATCCATAAGCTTTGGGTTATCTGTTTCTATTTTTGATTTTATGGTATCAACATAAATCTTCATTATACTATTATAGTATATCTTTAAGGAGTATTTTTTTATGCTAGAACAAAGCCCTGCTGTTCAATCAGCAAAAGATGAGATAATAAATGAGTTATTAAAGGACCTACCTTCAGAAAATGCGATTGAAGTTGAACTACCTTCTGAATGTAGAGTTTACAAGTTAATTGATCCTGAACAAGGAATAACTATACGTCCCATGACATTTGAGGATGAAAAAGTTTTAGTTTCAGCTAATAAATCAGAAGACCCTGTTAATATAATTCTGAATAGATGCGTTACTAATATAAATATTTCAGATATTTTGCCTATGGACAAGCTTTACTTAATTATGAAATTAAGAGAGATATCGTATGGAGATGATTACCATACTATGCTAATTTGTTCTAACTGTAAAGCAGAAAATCAAACAATAATAAAATTATCACAATTAAATATTAACCCTGTTCCTGATGATTTTTGTGAACCTGTTGTTTTAAAACTACCCATACTTCAAAAAGAAATTAAATTAAGATATCCTAGAGTAAAAGATGAAAAAATATTTTCTGACCCAGAAAAATCTTTAGATCAACTTTGGAGGTTCGTATTAGAGATTGACGGACATACAGATAAATCCATTATATCTGCTGTAGTTAATAAATTACCCCTAAGGGATATTAGAACAATATTAAATACTTTAAGAACTGACTATGGAGTAGATACTAATGTAAAATTTGAATGCAATTCTTGTGGAGGGGTTTCGGTCGTTGACCTACCAATAACCGCAAATTTTTTCAACGTGAACTAGAAGAAGTAATTGATTTAAATTCTCTTCTTCTAGAAGCCTATATATTAGTAAAAAGAATAGGTTTTACATATTCTGATGTGAGAACTCTCACAAGGACAGAGCGGTCTGTTTTCATTAAACTGTTAAAAGAGGATCTAGAAAGAGAAGAAGATGCAATTAAACGGAGTAGATCTGGTTGAACGTAACAATCGACCAAGCGTAAATAATAAAGTAGCAATAAGAACTTTATTTATAAATAATGGTCAATTTATTGACCCTTATGATGTTAGTGCTTGTACTATATTTTCTAAACTAGCTAATACTACTCCAAGTAGTGTTTTAGATTCCTCTGCAAATACAATAAGCACTACAGCCTCATCAGTATGCTTAATGAATTTTGAGGTTTCAGGTGATCCTGATTTAGGAAACCCTCATGATGGTGTTGGAACTAGAGTTACATCTCAAAATCTAGGCTGGGTTGACCCTACTCTTTACACACCAGGAACAAATGCTAGTGGTATATACAGATCGGGTGTTGGGGATTACGTTGTAGTTTTAGATGGGTCTTTAGATCTTTCAGGTGGGTATAACTTAAATGTTGGTTTTAATCAAGGGGTTTCTTTAGCTAATCAGGCATCTTCAGTTCAAGATTATATTGATATTTGGACAGTAAAGTTATTTGAAAGCTCTGAATATCAAACTTTTATTAATTATTTTAAGCTCTATAATGATACTTTTACAACAATAACAGAACCTTTATTAATTACTACTAAAGAAAAATTAGTAAATAAACATATTAAATTAGGATCAGTTATAGATTTAAAAATTCCTGTAGAGATTACTGTTCAAAATAAAACAATACCAGAAGAAACTAAAAATATTCTTAAAGATATAAATATTACAAACCCTCAAGTAAAAATAGAAAAAGTAAATGAAGACTCTACATCTTTACCGAGTAGAACTTTAATAATAGATTTTACTAATACAAATATAACTTCAGATAATACAATTCTTTACAATTTCGATACTAATACTGTATCCAATACTTTACTAGGAGCAGGTGTTGGGGGTCCCGCTGGAACTTACGTTATTACAGTAAAGTACACTTATTTAAATCAAACTTTTGTAAGTTCACCTTTTTATTTTTCAGTTAGTTAGTATATATATATAACGCATAATAGCGTTTTTAGGAGGCAACAACTATGGCAAGATATTCAGTTTCAGGGGGTGGTGCTGGTTTCCCAACTTCACGACTTAGTACATCAGGGGATTCTAGTGAAGAAAAATTTGATACTTATTTTGTACACACCCAAACTATAGGTGGTACTTGGGAAAGAAAGTGGGTTTATGATCCACATGGAGGTGGTGGGCACCCACACGGAGGGGCTGGCGCATCAGGACCACCACCTGTTCAATACACATACCTTTTAGTTAATTTTGATGAGAATGTTGTAGATAAGACCGTAATCGCTTCTTTAAGTGGTACAACACAACAAGCTCACAAAATTGATTACTATACAGACTCTTCTAGTGGTGGGTGGGGCCTTTCTGGATATTTTTATACCACTCAGGCAGGCGTTACTACAAAAAAGAAAACAGTTACTGATTCCGATGATGAGTGTTTTAAATCAGCATTTGTAGAAGCAGGGAAGCAGGCCGGAGACTATAATGCAGCTTTAGATACTAGTGCATCATTTAATGGTCAATTCTTTAGTGATGTTATTATGAAGGCTGTTGAGCAATGCCCAAGATTTAATACTTCTCTAGTTGATATCTAATTTTATAATCAAAATCGTAAACGGTTTGATTATCTAAAACCCAACTCTTTAGATCTTCATTCTGTATATGAGCTTGGTTCCAATCCTTACAGTTGGAGGGTGGAGGACATACATAAAAGTTCTCCATCCTCCTTTGTTTTCTGAGGATATCGAACTTCTCAACACCCCTCTGTCCTGCTTCATCGTTATCGTAACCAAGTATAATCTTTCCTGAGAAAGTAGAAAATATCTCAGCTTGACGACTACTTACGGATGAACCTATTGTTGCTGTTGCATTTACTCCTTGCAATTGTAGAGATATAGCATCTAAAGGACCTTCGCATACTACAAGATGATCCGCATCTTCATCGTAAGGATAAACGATATCAGAAGGCTTCGGTGCTGCTTCTGTAGATGGGTTTAGATATTTTGGTTTTTGATCCGCTAATGCTCTACCTTGAAAATAGTAAACTATATTATTAGATCTAAAAGGTATAATTATTCTATTACTAAACTTACCTTCCTTGCATAAATAATATGGTTCTTTTTCGATCTGAGATTCATTAAATAAACGTCTCCCAAAAAGAAAATACCAAGCTTCTAGGACTTTTTGGTCTGAAGAATCAGCAGATTCAATATTTATGGGAATTAGTTTGTTTATATCTAATTCGCAATCCGTCTTGACAACCTCTTCGTTTTTGGGTATTTCTTCCCCCAAAAACTCGAAGTTTTTTATTATGAGATCGCGTTGGGCTCTGAAGTAGGGTATTGACTCATTGTGAGCGTAGAGAGAAATGAAGTTCCCAGAACGGGCGCTTTTAAAGCATTGCCATAAGCCAGTCTCTACGTTGACGCTCATGTGCCGCTTCCAATCATTCTCAAAAAATACAGACTCCATAATGTACTCGTCGCCATTTGCCGACAACTTTCCATTAAAATTAGACGTAACGTAGTCTCTAATAAATTGAGGTGATATAATGTTCATAAAAACTATCTCTGAATCAAAGTACCAAACATTCAAACAATGTCAATTGAAGTACAAATATCGTTATGTAGAAAGGCTTCCTGAGCCTGAAGAAGCGAACACGGACGCTTTACACTTTGGATCTTATATCCACAAGATCCTAGAAGACGGCGTAAACGCTTCTTCCAAAGACGAGCTAATTCAAATCGCTGAGGACGTTCGTGGTTCATACAACGTATCAAAGGCGTATGACGGTAAGGATTTAAAATGCATCGAAAACTTTTTTGATTTCAATGCAAAGCTTGGGGAAACCGTCGCCACTGAATTAGTTTTTGAAGTTCCCATAAAAGACGATATAAGTCTAAATGGGGTTATTGATAGAATCATCAAAGGTGCTGATGGCGGCTACCTAGTTATTGACTATAAGACTTCAAAAAAAGAAAAGAGTAAAGTAGATCTTTATCAGGACAGCCAACTAAAAGGCTATGTGTATGCTGTGAGTCAACTATATAAAGTTCCATACTCGCAAATAATAGCTGCTCATTACTACCCACTAACAAACAACTTCGTGCATGTACAGTACTCTAAACCTCAAATCAATACACACCTTAAAACTGTGGTAGATGAGGTTTGGAAGATTCGTAAGAAGAAGAAAGATGATTTCAGAGCTAGTAGGAACGAATTCTGTAATTGGTGCGCTTACAAATCAGCTTGTCCTGAATTCTGTACTATGAATGAGGTTACAAAAAAAATAGAAGAACTAAAGTCTAAGAAATCCTCTGAGGATAAGAACCGTAAATAAAAGGCTTGTAAATATCAATATCTATAGAATTAAAAAAATTAATAACTTGTTCGTCTGAATATTTACATTTCTTAGTTAAATAATTATAAAGCATTTCCTTCTTTATTGGTTTTTGTTTATTCATAGATTCAAGTATTTTTAACTGAAAATGCTTTATAAATTTTTCAGAGTATTTATATCTCCATTTTTCTACAAAACTATAGCTTAATGTTTCATTTATTAAGTCTAGAAAATCAATAATCTGTATATCTATATTACTCATATATTATATTATATATAAAAGATGAAAGAATTTTCACCAAAAGTTAAAAAATTTTTAGAACAAGTTGGGGCTGATCCTAATGAGGATGTTTCTATAGTTCCTAAAAGTGATTCCTGTGCTAAACCAGGAGATATTTTATTTTTTAGATACATTTTAGGTTTTGGTAAAGGTAGCAGACAGTATAGATTGTTGTTATTAACACAGCCTGTAACAAAAGATGCAAAAACAGGTAACAGACTTTTGACAGGGTTAACTTTACCTGAAGACAGGGATTATGACCCAGATTCTTTAGATAACCTATATAAAAATAAGGAGATTCCTATGGAAAATTTTAGAACATACATAATGTCTAAAATTTATGGACCCTTGAGAAGAATTAGGAAAAAAGAGACAAATATAGAGGAATAATAAAGTTTATGGTATTGTCTGATGTAGTTATAGGTGGTCTTACTACCGCAATGAGTGAGCTTACTAAAAGCTTAAAAGATGCGTTGTCTTTTGCCGATACGGCGCAAAAAACATCCTTAGCTTTAGGTAGAACTTACGCACAGACTAGAGATACTTTAGGACCTTCTATAAACAACCTTCGTGGGAGTATTGAGGAGAGGTTTGCTGCTGGGATAGCAGCAATGGAAGCTGGTCTTCAAGGAAACACCGCTGGAATATCAGGATTAATAAATCAACAAAGATTAACAGGAACTCAAAACGCGAATACTGCTAAGGTTATGGCAGATTTAGAGGCAAGTTTAGGCTTGTCCAGGGATCAGACAAATAATCTATCTGATAACATACTAGAATCGGGAGCTATGTACGGGGTATCAACCGATAAGCTTGTAGATGCTGTTGACGCTCTAGCAGCAACATTCCCGGCGCAAAAGTTGGCTGGTATGGGAGATAAGGTTACTGCTGCTATGGCTACGCTTCAATCTGAATTAGGTCCACAATTAGCTGGACCTTTACAATCGGTTATGAAGTTAGTAATGGATACTAGCATTAAGGGTTATGAAAGACTTACAATGCTAGGTATAGGAGATGTTAGAGAAAGGTTATCAGCAGCGAAGGATTCAGCAGAAGCACAAAAAATATTAAAAGATGCATTTGTAAAAGCTTCTGAAACTTTTAAAGGTGTGGCTGGGGATGCGAGTCAGGGATTTTATAAAATAGGAATTGCTTCGGAAATTTTTGGAAACGAAGCAATTAAATTTACAACAATAGCTGAAAATTTAGGTGCCCGTGATGAGTTAGCTAAAGAACAGACTGCTGATTTCGGTAATATATTATCAATAGTAAAAGACGAAGCCTTGTTACCTTTGACAGAATCTTTTTCGTTCTTATATAATATTATATTACCTCTTGCACAAGGTATAGGTGGTTTTGTATCTGATCAACTTAAAAATTTAATAGATAAAGCAATAATATTTTATTTATCTTTGGGAGGACTTCAAGGTATTGTTTTAAAAGTTAAACAAAAATTTGAAGAATCTAGAGTAGGGTTAGATAATTTAAAAAATAAAATAAAAGATTTTGGATTAAGTATTTCTGATAAATTTAAAAATATATTTTCAGATATAAAAATGGCCACATCTATATTTGTAGGAGCTGTAGTTGGTTTAGCTACCCTTACATTAATACCTATAGGTGTAGTCCTTGCTGCCTTATTTAGTCCGGTATATCTAGCAGTAGGTGCTCTAATTGCTTTAGTTGCGGCGATAGCTTCTGCTAAAGCATGGTTTTCTTGGTTTAGTGATAAAGAAGAAGAAGACATTAATATTCCAAAACCACCAGAAGAAAAAAATGACCAAGTAGCGGCTGCCGCTGCTGCAAAAAGAGAACTTGAACTACAAAAATTAAATCACGATCAGTTAATGGCGGAACTTAATAGGCAAACTGAACAAGATGGTAAGTTTTTAGGAGGATTAGTTCAATCCAGTGAATCTACAAAAGAGAACACAGCCGAAATAAACAGAAAAACTCAAGAACCAGAGGATACAGGACCGAGATTTTTAAATGAAACAGTAAGTGTTTTAGGAAGTTCTATAGAGAGAATTCTAGGTATTTCAGGTCCAGAAGACAACACCCTTAGTTTGTTAGAAGAACTGCAACAAAGTAACATGCTAACACAACAATTAATAGAAACCACAGAATCATCGAAAAGATTAATTCAAGGGAATATGTAGTTAAATGGCGAATTCAAATATAATAGACAGATCACTTCCAGAAAGATCAAAACTTTTATTCTACTTTCCAGGAGAGATGGAAAGTAATTATTATGTTGTTGAGTTTCCTTTTTTTGAAAATATAAAAATAAAAGAAAGCAAAAAAGCAAATTATCAAAAATACTCCCTAATTTCTAGATCTAGTAATCTATACAGTTATCTTGGAGCGGATTCTAGAAAGATAAAACTAAGCTTTACAATGACATTACCTCATATACTTGAAGAACACCCAGAAGTAACTAAAGACAAATATATGAGATATGCATTGAGTAAAGAAAATATTTTATCAGAGAAAGAAAAATTTACTAACCCTATTGGTACTACAAAGACTCCAAATTCTATGGCATTTTTGTTAGGAACAGACTATACAAAAAAATTAGCTAAAGAAACTGCAAATCAATTATTAAATACTGATTGGATTGCTCAAGGCATAACCGTCAAAGAGTCGGCTGTTCTTACAGAGAGATATGGGGTAAACTTTAATAATTCTTTAATATCTCCAAATATAAATTATTTAAATATAATAGCAACAGCAGCAATCGTACAAAGCTCCGCAGATATAGCATCTTCAAATTATAATAAAAAAAATCAAATTATAGATCTTATAATATACTGGACTAATCTAATTAGAGCTAGTGTCGTTAATTATTCTACAAATCCATTATTTGGTCCTCCAATAATAAGGTTGCGTCATGGAATTTTATATCAAGATGTCCCATGTATTTGTACAAATTATTCTTTAGACTATGATGAGGTAGCTGGGTATGACATTGATACCTTACTTCCTAGAAAATTAAAATTTACATTAGATTTAGAAGAATTTAGAACAGGGGATTTCGGTGATTTTAAACCCAAAGAAAACCAAAACCCAGTTAAGAGAGATAATTTAGCAGGTTGGGAATCTGTGATTTTAGGAGATACTAATAGTATGGATCCAGGTTATGAGGGGATATTATAATGGCAGCTTTGGGAAGTGATAAAGGTCCTTATTCTTTTGATTCTGTAGAAGTTGTTCATAGAGGAAAAAAAACTACAACAATAGTTAATTCTGAGGTATTCGATACTATATTAGAAAATATAAACAATATTTATGACTATGAAATAGGTTTTGTTCCTACAGGATATGAGCATAGACCTGACCTGATTTCTAATGTATTTTATGGAGATCCAGGATATTACTGGTTATTAATGTTAGTTAATAATATTTATGATCCTATGGAAGGCTTTTTTGTAGGCCAAAGAATAAAAATACCTAAATTCTAATGAAGATACCCGCAGCATTTATACTATTGTCTTCTGATAAGGAAGCACTATTAACCTTATTTAAAAAAACAGGAAACACTCCAAAAGATCTGTTTAATGTTGCATCAAACAATAAAAATCTTTTATTATTTTCAAATAAAGGGAGTGCAAATTTAATTTCTTTTGAGCATAGTTTTGGTTATGGCGATGGTCCTGTATTTACTATAAGTTTTATTGATCCTAAGAACGAATTTGAAACTAACTTTTTTTCTGATTCTCTAGTTAAAAATATAGCAGGATTTACTCAACCAGAAGGAATAAAGTACTCTACAGAAAATGGAGTTGTTGTAAGAGAAAAAGTAATAACAAAACAGAGTATTTCCAAATTAGGGAAAGCCGGGCAAGCAGAGTTTAAAAAAAATTATTTAGAGTCTTTTGGAGAAAAAGAAATTTATATTGTTTATGGGGTTGGACAAAATTTTGATACTTGGTCTGGACCACATAGAACAATTATTTCTGGGGCGAATGTGGAGGTTAAAGGTCCAAAAAAAATTACTTTAAAACTTATTGCATCATCTAAATCATTAATAATTAATCAAAATAGAGGAGCAGAAAATGAAATTGTAAATTTAAATTTAGGAGGATTAACTCAAGTTGCTTCTGGACATTCTAGACCTATTAATTTTAAAAATGCGTTAAATAATTCAAAACCCATATACAACCCTGTAGTAAATTATCCTGAAAAACAAAGTGTTGTGGGTTTTAATATTTATCAAGATATTAAAAAATATGACGAAAATTTTGTAAAATTTTTAAAAGAATTAGAATTACCTGATTTAGCTAATTTAATAAATAATATTGATGTCCACTCTATTGTAGTTGATACTATTAGATCCTACATACAAAACGTCACACAAACTCCAAATGTTATTGTGTTATTGCCTAATTTAAACTTATTATCTAGGAAGTATTTAAACGATCAAACCTCCACATCTAAAATAAATACTAATAAACCAGCTAAAAGTATTAACTTAGGGTCTACAGCAAAGAGTGAAGAGTTTCACCCAAAAAAAATAGCAGCCTTATCTTCGTATAATTCTTTTTTAATATCTGTTTTAGATTCTTTTAATTTAAAATTAAAAAAAATAAAAAAAGAAGATGAAACTAATCAGCCCACTATACCTTTTGGTTTGGTGGGATTGAAGAAGAATATTGAAAAATTTAAAGACTTTTCTGAAAGCTTTAATAGTTTTTTTACAGATAATGAGTTTAGATCAACATTAGATTCTATAGACTCTTTTGGATTTTTTGATCACCAAAAGACATTAAATAATGTTATATCCTCTATAAGAGAAAAGATAACTAGCAACTACCCTTTAGAGGTTATCTATATTTCAGAAACAAATGAGTTTGTAAAGAAACTATGGTCATCTAGTGATTATAAAAATCAGTTACTTTTTGGAGGATATGATACGTTTAATAATTATAATGACGTTGTTATTTTTGGAGATAAGACTTTAATTAGAGAATATTTGTATGGCGGTATTAATATAAACAAAAAAGAAGATAGTATTTATGAATTTAAACAAAAAGCAAAAACAGCTTTAACACAAAAGAATATTAACTTTTTAAATGATGATTTTATAAAAACTCAAGTTGGTTTACAAAACACATCTGACGCTACTTTACAAAATAATCAATTTTCTAAAGAAGAATATTTATTAGCGGTGGAGCAGGCAGTCCCACTTCATCCTGTGGATAAAGCCGTATTATTTAACAAAAATTATAATTTTAAAATAAGAGATTTACTTTATTCAAAAAAAGAAAATCTAATAGGCTCTTTTGGAGATCCTTCATATATTCCTGATAAGTTTGCTTACAGGGACGAGCAATTCACAGAACAAGAAATTGAGTATATTCAAAAAGAACAAATACCAGTTTTTAGATATAATACAAAAAACCCAAATATATTAAAATTAAAATTTAATTTTGCTCCAATATATTTAAATTTTTTGAAAACTGGTTTTAGAAAAGAAGTAGAAAGAAAATCTTCGGCGGTGGCTGAGGGTATAATGTCTGACGGTTTTGCCAATTTCGAGACAACAACAGAAGGTGCGGCTATAGGATTCTTAGTTAATTTAAACTATTCAAAGGGTTTAGGAGATAGTGAAAAAAATGAAATTATACAAACTTTAGCAGCAAAATTGTCTAAGGAATTAATAACAAAAGTTAAAGGAGAAAATAATATTAATGCGGCAAAAAAATACGCTAATTTGGTAGATCAGTTTTCAGAAGAGAATTACAAATCCTATTTACAGATAAAACAAGCGTTGCCAGGAAATCCAGAAAGTATAATTGCTGAACTTGGTAATAAATTATATAGAGAAGCTTTAAGGCTTAATATACAAACATTACCTATGTTTCACTTATCAAAAACTTCGGGATCTGTATTAGATAGACCTTGTTTAGTTTTTGCTCAAGATGTAGATATTTCTCAATCAATTAAACCCCCTAGATCTATATTAAATTCATTTTTTAGTGGATTGTATAATATCATAGGGTATAAACATAAAATAACAACGTCAGACATCTCATCCGAATTTTCATTAGTAAAAGTAAACACAGAATCATAATAAAATGAATAATAATATATATCTAGCAGAAGTTTTAGATAAAGCAGATAATACCAGAGCCGGTGTTTTTTGGGCTAAAATATATGGACATACAAATGAAGAGGAGCCTGTATATTATATAAGCCCATACGCATCAAATACTGAAGGTGCTTTTATTGCAATTCCTGAAGTGGGTGTTGAGATTTTGGTATGTAAACCTACAGGATCTAACAGTTTTTATTATCTAGGAGCGACGTTTTCCCCTGAGATTGATGAAAGCTCTGGAGATAAAATAACTGATTCTCAAATAAACCCTTTAGAAAGAGCAGATCCAAAATTAAATAGAGCCAGAGGGATTCCTATGAGGCTTAGTTTAAAGGGGACTGGCGGCCAAGGCTTGGTTATATCAGAGGAGTATAATCCAAAAAGTTTTAATAAATCAGTAGAATTAAAGTCTATGGTTAGTAAAAAAGTTAAACTTTCTGATAGTCCTGGAGAAGATTCAATTATTATTGATTCTGGTAATCATAGTAAAATAACACTAACTGACAATCCTAAGTCTGGGTATTTTGCTCCTAGATCTATTGAAGTAGAGAGTGTGGGACCACAGAAATATATAAATAGAGAATCACAGACTGATATTGTAGTTGGGGATGGTGGTAGAGAGTTACAGCTTATCAATAAAGCACATGGAGAAGATTGGGGAGAAGATGTATTATGCGGAAATGTAAATATTCAGAGCGAAAGAAAAGATGTTCATATTTTTACAAAAGGTGAGTCTGGAAGAATATTTATAGAATCTATAAATCAAGATGGATCTTCTCAAATAATACAAATAAGAACAGCTAATGGAGATATTATTATTACTAGTAGTAATAATATAAATTTAATTGCACAAAACAACATAAGTATAGATGCTGTTAATGGGGTTTTTATTAAAGGTTCGACGGTTGGTATACAGGGGGATACCATTGATACAAATTCATCTGGGGAAACAAAAATAAATGGAAGTGCTATTCGTTTAGCCGAAGGCGCATCACCAGGAACAACTAATACGAATATAGAAGAAAGTGTTTACGGTAGTGAAGGAATAACTACATACTAAAGAGGTTATTAAATGGCAGCAATAGATTTAGATGTATTTTTAAAAGTAAAAGGAACTACAGGGACAGGAGCCCTACAAGCCTTAGGTATGTCCTATGGAATGCCTAGTTGTTTATTAAATTTGGCATCAGATGTGTTAAGTATTTTACCAAGTCCAGTACTTTCCGATATACAGTCTCAAGTGATTCCCGCTAAAGCTAAAGCAAATGAATTAACTAAAGAAGTTTTCAAAAAACTAAGCTTAGATACAGGAATAATAGAGTTTGATACAGATTCTGGGTTGTTTAAATTTAAATCAGACTCTTCTTGGTACGGGTTGGATAATGACCAAACAAAAGCATTAAACAACTTAGCTGGTGTTCTTGGAGCATTTGAATACGCATCAACTTTCGCAGCACAAATTTATCAAAATTATACAGGGATTAAAGGACAAATAGATGCTATAAAATCTTGTTTAGATAAATTTAATGAATTGAAATCATTTGAAAAAGGAAACTCCTCTACACAAAAAGCAACATTGTCTCAGCAACAAATTAATGAATTATTTGATAAAAAATATGCTGGAGATATACAAAAACTAAATAATGCTACTACATTTATTAATTCTGCTGATTCTTTATTAGATTCTATAGAAAGTATAATTCTTGAAAGAAAAGAAAATCCAGATTTAGAGCCCAAATTTTTAGACTCTTCAGAATTAGATCAGTTTTTAGACGGAACGGAATTTGAAAGATACCCATTAATTGATCCAAATCTAGATGGTACAGCAGGAGATGATGCACAAAATTCAGTATTTAGATTAACTTATGAACCTCCAGTTTCACTTAAAGGAAAGTATGTTTTAAGTAATGACGGTTTGTATTACGATTCTTTAGAGGGAGGTTTTGACGAAGACTTACTAGGACTATCAGGTATACCTGATAGTGTACTAGCGATAATAAACTCATTATCCGCTTCTGTAGATGTTGGTGATTTATGGAAATATAATTATCCAGCTAACTTAGGAGGTAAGGGAGACGCTATTTCAGTAAAAATATTAAATGAAACAAAGAATGCTTTATTTAATCCAGAGATAATAGATGATTCAGTAGGTATTAAAAAATATTACGAAGAGGATCACTTCTTAGCAGTCCTTAACCAGCAAAGAGATAAGCATGTTTATGATTTGTCTGCGGACTTAGTAGATTATATTGCTACTTACGGAGAAGACTCGTCTATAGTTATAAATCAAAGAAAACTAATATCGGCTGAGATTGTGGCGCATAATCTAAAAATTAATAAACGTAAAAAACAAATAGAAATAGCAGTAAAAGCTCCACAAATTTTTGACCCGGAACAGACAGAACCCTTGTTCGCTCCTGGAAATATACCTATAAATGATTTTTCTTATTTGGCTAATTATGATTTTTACGTTGCATTAGAAAAACAAAAAAAATTAATATTTAAGCAAGGTGATGTTACTGGAATTGTACTACCTATAGAACCAAAATTTGTTAGCACTTTTTCTAAACAACCAAAAATCACTTTTGATAACTTAGTAGTTCCAACAGTAGGTAAGGGTAGTATACTTTACACACCCTCGTCTGTTAATGCCGGAACTATACTTTCTTTAAATGATCAAATAACTAATGATGGTCTTTTTGCAATATATAACTTTTTAAATACAGATATTGTTCTTCCATCATCAGTAAACTTTAAAACTACTAACTGTGCAACAGATAATATGTATAACAATGCACAATTAGTTGCTCCGGCTACATCTGCTATTTTCTTTTCTGGACTAGCTATTCCGTACCTAGAGGGTATAGTAAAAAATAAATCATCAGATCCAGTAGCAGCCTCTGGATTAGGTTCTTACTTACGACTTCCACAAACTCAAGAATTTAGGGACTTAACTTATAGTCCTTCAGGGTTTACTTTGGAATGTTGGGTTCATGTACCTAATATTTTAGATGGAGAGGTTGGCTGGTTAAGCTCCACAACATCATCTCTAACAAAAGTATTATTCTCTTCAGAAAATGTAGGATCTAAAACAGAAGATACTATTCAGCTAGACGAGGAGGGTAATTTATTAGATTTAGATTATCTAAACAATGATAAGGGAGATCAATTTGTAAGAGGAGTTCTTTGTGGATTTACTAGAGATAGAAGAATTACACAAGAAAATACAGGATATAGTAATAATAACTATGATAACGATCCAGTATCGTCATTAAGTTTTTTCTTAGCCCCAACAATATCTAGAGACTTATCTTCAGCATCGTTTATAAATAAAAATAAAGATGAGTGTAAGGAAGAATTAGCTACATTTTACAAAATGAAAGTTGATTTAGATAATACGAATTTCGGTAACGTATCATCTCAATTTGTTTTAATAGATATAACATGTGATCCTCAAAATAATGAAATAAAATTTTATGCTGACGGTTCACTAGTCGTTACATCAGCACTCTCAGATGTTTTTGGCGTAAGTCCAGGACAACCGATACAAGTACCTACATTTAAAAAAGAAAATAGTTTTGAATACTCAGAAACAACCGTTGATGGACCAACAACACTAAAACAGGGTCCAAAATTAGATAATTTTTATACACCATGGATTATTGGTGGCGGTTACACTGACGGTATGTATAAGTATGGTAACTTTTTAGGTGGAGACAGATCAGGGGTGGTTAGTGGTCTTCGTGGACATATTGGTAGTTTAAAATTTTATTCAAAGCCTCTAAATAGTAGTGAGGTAGATAAAAACTATAAAGCTCAAAAAGGCTTCTTTAAAACTATTAGAATATAATGGCTGCTAATTCTACAGTAACTATTTTTGGAAAAATTCCACCAAAATATATAAACCAAGTACCAAATAATTCTAGAAATTATGTTTATGGTTTAAATTATCCTTTAGGAAAAAATAAAAAAGTTGGAGGTTTTTTTTCAAAAGAAGTAGGAATTAATTTAATAAAAGGGGCCGTAAAACAATTACTACAAACTGAACGAGGCGAGCGTTTAATGCTTCCTAATTTTGGTTGTAACTTAAGAAAATTTTTATTTCAACCCTTAGACTCTTATTTGTTTGAGCAAATAAAAGAAGAAATAAAATACTCTTTTTACAATTACATTGTAGGAGCACAGTTAATAAAAATAGGAGTATTTCCTACAGAAGAACCGGGGCCAGCAGGAGGTAATTCTTTGTTAGTTGTTTTGAGTTTGAAGTTAGATTCTGATGAGCTAAGTATATTTGATGTAGAGGTAAAAATATCATGAGTTTTTCTGGAGGAGTAGAATCAGATTTTATGAAACTAGTTAAGTTTCCTGATTTTAAAAAACCAAATTTAATTAATTTTGCTGGAACTGATTTCTTATCTTTTAGGAACTCTCTTATCAATTATGCAAAAGCCGTATATCCTGGTGAATATGAGTATTTTGTAGAATCAGATTTAGGAATGATGTTTTTAGAATTAGCTGCCTATGTAGGATCAGTAGTTTCTTTAAAAGCAGATATGTTGGCGAACGAGAATTTTTTAGCTACAGCAAGACAACGATCTAGTGTTAAAAAATTATTAGAACTTATAGGTGTTAGACTTCGTGGGCCTATATCTTCAGTTGCTCAAGCTAAACTAGATTTTAATAATGACCCTGGATATGTAGGTACATTTGGTCCCACTGGATCCCCACCATTTTCAGAACAAACAGTTATAATTCCAGCACAATCAAGAATAATAGAAACAATATCCGCTGAGGATGGCGGTTCTTTAAATTTTACTTTATATAAGGTTATAGATGGGTTGATAGAACCTTTATCAAATAGCCAAGGAAATTTAGAATTAATTCCAAAAACAGAAGGTTTGGGAACAAACAAAGCTATTTTTGAAAATCTTGTTATTCAAGAAGGTTCTTTAGTAAAAGAGTCTGGGGATTTTGCCGCAACAGAAGGTTTAAAAAGTATAGAACTTCAACAGTTTCCTGTAGCGGAACAGAGTGTGCAAGTGTTTATAACTGATTCAGAGCTTAATACAGGAGGTACATATACTGAAGTAGATAATATTTATTTTGCTTCAGGAGCTACAGATAAAGTTTTTGAAGTGATCTACGACGATTCTTATAAAGCAACTATAGTTTTTGGAGATGGGGTTACAGGAGAAAGTCCCTCTAATTCTGCTAGTTATACCGTTTTATATCGTGTTGGGGGAGGCTCCAGAGGAAATATCTCAGTAAACAGTATTAATCAGGATATCTCAGATGCTTATGGAAGTCTTCTAGGTCCTACTTACCCAGCTACCGGAGTATTAACGAATACCTCTAAAGGTGTTGGTGGGTCGAATTCGGAGACTTTAGAACACGCTAAAAAATATGCACCACTAACTTTTAGAAGACAAGACCGTTTGGTTACTTTATTAGATTACACAACTTTTGCAAATACTTTTATTGGTAATTTTGGAACAGCAGGTAAGGCAACTGCGGTAGTAAGAAAAGCGTTTGCTACAGCAAATACTATAGATATTTATATACTGGAAAAAGCATCCGATATTCAATTACAAAAAGCAACGACAAATTTTAAAACTGAACTATTGACAGCTATTAATGAAAAGAAGATGGCTACTGATGAAGTGGTTCTTGTTGATGGTTTAATTAGAACTTTAGATTTAATAACCACTATAAAAATTGATAAAATAGAAGAACTAAACCAAGAACAAATTAAGATAAAGGTTAGAGATAAAATTTTAAACTACATGAGCATTGATAATAGGGATTTTGGTCAAGAATTAAATATATCTGAATTAAACAGAGAAATTTTTGAAGTAGACGAAGTTAGGTTTTCTAGTATAACTAACTTAGATCAGAATGTTCCTGTAGATTTTAATGAAATTATTCAATTAAATAACATCGTTATTCTTGTAGAGTTATTAGACTGATGGGACAAAATAAATTTACATCAAAAAAAAATACTTACTTTAAATCTAATTATATTGATGTGTTAGAGAAAATAACACCTGATATTTATCAATATGAAGATTCTAGTTTAAGTGGTTTTGAACTTAATCCAATAAGTAAGATAGTAAATACGCACTTACTTGCAGCAGGGAATATTTCTAAAGTTTTATCTATATCCTCAATACCAAACTCTCAAACAAAAAATTTAAACTCTGTAAGCGGGATATCTCAATATTTTGTAAAACAAAACAGCCTTACAAAAATTAATCCTTATTTATTAGAAACTAAAATATTATTACCTTTAGGTACTACTTTAGCAAATTTTGACACAAGTTCTGAATTCGGTTCATACTTATCTGGAACATTATTACCAAAAATAATACCAGCAAGTGAAACCTCTCCCGGCTCTTTAGAGGAAAATATTCAAACTCTCTCAGCCTTAACAGAAAATTCAAACGCTAGTAGTGTTCATAATTATTTAATAGATGCTTTAGGTTGGTTTTACTTTTTAAATACTTCAGCAGATGGTGGGTTATTATTTGAACCATCTAGCTATGTTTTTCAATCTTTTTTAGATGTTTACACAGGAAAAACCTTAGAAAGTTTAGAAGGAATTAATGGTTTTACTGAATACATTTGGAGAAACTATGAAACCTGCTCTGTCTTTAAAGACCTATCTTTAATACCCGGAGATTTTGTATCTGGGGTAGAGGATGCCGTATTAGATTCTAGTGATGGGGTTGTTGCTACATACACAAGCGGAATACAAAAATTAGAAAGTTTAAAAACTTGGAATGAAATTATTTATTCTCCAAGTTATATGGATGAACAAGATTTTTTTGTAAAAAACGCTTTTGATGATTATATTAATACTGGATTACTTTTAGATGATTTAAAATCTAAAGGCCCTTATAGGAAATTTTTAAATATACTAGGATATCATTTCGCTGATGTAAATGATGAAGTATTAAATATTAATACACTTTACGATATCGAAAACGCTCCTGAAGAGTATTTAAAATACTTAGCAGAATTAATAGGTTTTAGGTTAAGAGGAAACTCTCCATATAAATGGAGGCATCAACTAAGGTTAGCTGTAGATTTATACAAAAAATCAGGAACTTTAGCGGGAATTCAACAGGCGATAAACGCTTTGGTTGTTAATTCTTCTTTTGATGTTACGGGATCTGTAAGTGAACTTTATGAATCTTATATACCTTACTTAATTTGGTATTCGTTAGCTACCGAATCCCCACTATTCAAAGATTTAACAACTTGGACAAGCCAGGAAGCTTTAAAAAATTTAATTACAACATACGATGAGCTTAGTTTAGAAAATAATATAAAAATAGTTACAGACTCAATAATATTAGATATTTATAGAGCTTTCCCAGAATTATTCATATACAAAGGTCAAGAGTTTCCCGTACCTAGATTTTACGGATTAACTCCAAACGGAAAAAAAATTCAGGTATACACTATTTTGAATGATCCTGCAATGAAACCTTTTTATATGATTCCTAAAAATAGTAATGACTATAAAATCCAAAAAAAGAAAGCTATTGCATTTAATGAATTAGCTGCTTTTGAAGAGGCTACTTATTATGGTCCTCTTGGTGAGGGGGTTTATCTAGCGGGAGAAATTACTCCTGATGATCAAGGATTAACTTTATTAGGGGATATTGCTAATGTTAAAACTTCAGGTTTTTATCTAAAATTTGAGGGAGATATTGAATTTTTGTTCAATTACAGGAAATACTACAACTACCCACTACCTCCTTTTGAAGAACAAAAATACTATAAAAACTGTGTAGTAACTCCAGATCTAATAAAATTTTTAATCAAAAGACTAAGATGTTTTCTTGTAGATTCTGATTTTTGTGATCAATTAGAAACCTTTTTATTTGAAAATGCTATAGATTCAGAAGTTGTTTTATCATATTTTAACGACTTTTTGATGTTTTTTAAAAAACCACAAACTCCTCCAAATTTTAATAGTATAATTTCTAAATTTTCTAATTATCAAAAAAATATTTTAGATCTTTGGAATGGCAAATCATCTCACTTACATTTAGCTTTTTCTAGCACAGATTTTGATTTTGGAAAAACCACATATGAGGGAGATTCAAAGTATGTTCTGTATGAAGCAGCTCAGATTATAAATGAGTTTACACCAGCACATGCAATAAATTTAGTAGAAGTTGAAGCAAGTTCGTATGATACATACACCTCTCAGGACACTGAATTTCCTTACTTAAATTTTGATAAACAAGAAACTTTTGCAGGATATACGTCTGGATCTGTATTATCAAACTTTGAACTTAGTGGGGTTAATATGGGTTCTGTATCTCCAGGAACAAATGATGGTAGGGGAGGCTTAAATACTTTTTCTAGAGAGGATGTGGACGATATAAATGATTCACTATTATCTTCTACAACATCAATAATAACAGCTCCTAGGCGAGCCACAAGAAGAAGAAATTATAAATATTTACTTCCAAGATCTGGTTATTATGATAGAACTGGTTTTAATTCTCCCACCTCTTTTGACCCTTCAACTTTAGAAAATTCACATGTATCTTCTTTAGGGGAGCTTACTTTAGGTTACGTCGCTTCTTCAGGAAAATTTTATCCAGTGGTAGATCCTATAAACCCATCAGGAGTTTGGGGTATTTGTGAAGATTTAAGTTCTAATAAAACTTTTTCTGGAGTAGATACTAGTAATACATTTCCATATAGAGGTTTAAGGGCTTTAGGATCTAATGAGAAAAATAGCGATATCCCATCTGCAACAGACAGATATGTAGACAGAGGTGAACTACCCCCAATATACCATACAATTCACACAATGTTTGAGAAAAAAGCGTATGATGCGGCTAATGAACACATAAAAGCAGTTACTGAATACTCTAACCTGTACTCAAAAGATAGTTACTGGAAGAATACTATTCAAAGTTTTGCTAATGAAGCTATAGCTAGTGGTTTAGTTTTAAATTCATTTGATGATTACATCAATTTTTCTTTCGGAAGAGATGTACACAAAATGTATAAAGACTATACTAATTATTTTCAAAAACATTCTCTATCATTAAACGACTTAGAGGAAAGTGGTGGAAATATAATATCTCATATATTTGGATCAGGGGTATACAATGGTAATTTTGAAACCAGAGGTACAGAATACGCATCTTTAATTTCTAATAATCTTTCTACTGGAAGTGGAATAAGCACACAAAATGCTTTTTCAGAATCAGGAAATGGAACATTTATAGCTAGTGATGCTGGTGATACCGTAGTACCTCTTTTAGGAAATTTTGTTTCTGGGGATCCTTATAATGCCGAATTTAGAAATCCAAATATTATCTCAGGAGTAGAGTTTTGTGATATTTCTGGAGCACCAAGTAGTAATCAATTTAGAATATTTAAACTAGATGCTACTGCTTCTGTTAACGGTATTAAAAATCCTTTGATAGAAAATACGGTTGTAAAATGTAAATCTTTAGGAGGGCTTCCTAGATTAAGGTTTGATTTATCCTCTTATGGGGAAAGAAGAAATTTTCTTATAAAAGATCATAAATTTAAGTTAGATATAAAAGCTTTAGTAGGAGAAGAGGACGGAGTAAAATTAGGTGGAGGTACTTTGGGTGTTTGGATACACACACAACCTGTTAGTGGTTTGTTTTGGCAATGGACTCCTAATAAAAAGTGGGAATATGCTTATGAATCCGACCTTTCTATTGATTTTGTTAAAGATAAATGCTTAAAATATAAATTTAAAAATAAAAAACCTATTACTAATTTTACTTCGGATTATGAATATAAGCCAGGCTGTGTAGATAGTAATCAAGTTACAACAAAAGAAATAAATGATGCTTCATTAAATAATATTTTAGATAGTTATTTTGAACATTTTGAAATTGAGTTTGATACTAGAAATTATACAATAAATAATAATTTTGAATATACTGATATTATACCAATAAAAGAAAATGAATATATTATCAACGATTTAGTTCACACCGATGATACTAATTATATTATTGAAATTTTCTTTATACCTAATAATGATCCAAAAAAATATTTACTATTAGAAAGTGTTGGTTTAACAGATTTAACACAAAGAGAACAGGCATCTTTAGGATTTGACCATGGACTACAAACTAGTGGAATTCCTTTTAGGAAATATGTAAAAGAAGATAAAATATACTTAGATAAATATCAAATAAGAGATATTTTAAAGTTCTATAATGGTTTAATTGGACAAGGTGCAGGTGTTTATCAAACAGATTTAGCGTCTAGAGACGCAACAATAACTTCTGGAAGTTTAGAGCTTAGTGGTGGTTCTAGATTAAACTACAGAATACACCCTGAATGGGGTTCTTATGGTAAATATACAATTACTAATTACAGTAGCTTGGAGTTTGATAACTAATGAGAGGTGAAGTAGAAATTTGGCAAGGCGATGATCTTATATTAAGAGAATCAAATTTAATTACAGACGGTGCTGGCGAGCTGTTAGCAGATATAATGACAGTAACGCCTTCATTGTCTAGTATAGAAGATCAAGCAACGTCTTCTATTTTAGATGCTTCTAATTATATGATTCAAGCTATATCTTTTAGTACAGGAAAAGATGGATTCTTGAACAATGGTCACAATTATTCTGACGATAAACTTGGAAAACTTGCACTTATTTATTTTAATGAAACTAAAGATTCTGTAAATAACTATTGTTTAGTAGTTCCTGGAGTAGCTAATGATCAAGATTACACTCAAACTCCTCCATACTATCCTAAAGTTGGATTACCTAACTATCCAGATCCTGCACTAACCGTATTACAAACAGACACTAGCGTTTCCGGTAAATTTGACGACTCTCTTCAGAGTAAATATGATATTAGTTCTTTTTTCCCAGGAAATGGGCAGCATTTAAATTTTATGCCACAAAGTATAGCTTCCTCTATTAGATTATCTACCCCGGAATTATCTTCTTTTGGCACCACTGATTTGTTAAAAAGATATCTAGATGGACAAATAGCTAGTTTTCTTGGAGCGTTTCCTGACGGAAGCAGTAGCCCTCATAATACTTATGTTAGCGGTTTTCAAAGTACTGGTTTTTCTGTTGGTGATTATGGTAGTGAGGTTTTCGGTTATTTTAATGAAGTAAGTTCTATGGATATTTCTGGTTTTGTAAATATGGTTATGTCTTCAGTTCCAGGACCTAATTATGATATGAGTAGTCCTGCCAGTGGTTTAGTTATGTCGGCAAATTCCGAGTTTTCTTCAAACGGAATTATAGAATATTCTGTAGCTTTTGCGAGAGGAGATATGCATACAGTAAATCATTATGGGGGTGTTTATAGTATGGGTTTATGGTCAATTGATATGAGTAAATCTTTATTAAATGGAAACACACCACCATATAGTTTTGATGTTTTAAATAATCCTAGAAAATATAAATTATTTTGTAGAAAAGATTTTACTAAAAATATAACAGAAAACAATTCAACAAACACAGCATTAGGGGTAGGGGTGCCTTTGACTATTAAATGGAGGTTACACTTATTATGAAAACAATAAAAGATAAAGTAAGTACCGTTTGCGGGCATCTTAAAGTTGAAACACAATTCAAAAATGGAAAAAAAGAATGTGTATTTGATGAAGATAACATCATAGTTTCTGGTACTGGTTTAGCTTTAGCTAACTTATTCTCTTCTAAAGAAAACGGAATTATTGACAATTTTAAGATTGATAGATTTCAAGTTGGTGTTGGTTATGATTCTGACAAAGTAGTTGATACTTCTACTACATCATTATTTGATCCTCTTTTAGACGAATATGGTATTACAGAAAATAAAATTGTTAGTGATCAATTAGTAGAAGAAAAAAAATTATTAAATCAGTATTTTTTAAAAATAAAAAAATCCCAAATTAAAAGAACTTCCCCTACAAGCGTTACTTTTAAATTAATTTTGGGAGATAATTTATGTAATAAGATTACAAGAGATGAAAAACCTGCATTTATAAATGAGATAGGATTATTTATTAAAGATCCAAACAACGAAAATTCCAGCGTATTAGCCGCGTATAGAAGTTTTACTGGTGTAAGAAAAACGAACGATTTTTCTTTAATTTTTACATGGACTATTAACTTTATAACAGCTGTGGAGCAGCCTAAATTAACAGGAACATTTAATGGTACTCACACGTTTGATTTATCCTACAGATTAACACAGCCAATAAGCACCATGCTTTTTATGAATTGGTTGGGTATACCAGAAACAGATAATATCAATGGATCGGTTAGTGGTGGTGGAGATCCTTTAGTGGATGCAACATCTTCTGCCCTTGGAAGTGACCAAGGATATGGCGGTTGGAAGTTATCTACCTATAAATCCGAAGTCTACCCCTACTTAGATCCAGACACACTAGAAGTTACTGGATCAAACCCACCCTACACAGATGCATCATCATTCACAAACGCAGACCCTTCTACTTGCTCAAATTATTTTGATCAGATGAGTACTACTGATACTTGTTCAGTTAGAAATGTCTGGTCATATTTAAGACCTGCTAATGGTATTTATAGTTGCAGCATGAGGACTCAAGAATCTATAGATAGATTTGAACTATTCACTAGATTATTAAAATCTAAATCTGGAAAAAACTACGGATTTGACGCAATTTCTCCTGTAATTAAATATTTAAGATGGACAAGTTATTATTCAACGGAACCAGACCAAATACGAACGATACCTGAAATAAGATATCACGCTTTTTTAAATCAAGTACAATACTGCGAAGATAATGGATTAACTAATTGTATACTTCCACATTTTGAGACTGTAAATTTATATACAGATACTCAAACAACAAGTTTGTATACAACTGAAGAAATAGATGAACTAGTTAAAGAGGAGTTTATTTTTGTTATAAATAGATTAAAATACTCTTCAGCAGCATTTAGAATCAACGGAAGGCTTGTTTTAAGATTTTTTGGTAGTTCTCCAGATGGAACAGCATTCAGAATTCCAGCGATAGGAGAAACTTGGGATGATGTAAATGCTGATTTAACTCAGTTTTTTAACGATGTGAGAGCTGCAACTAATCAGGATTTTTATACAGTAAGAACTGGTGGAAACATTAATGTTTTAGGTTCGTATGATTCTGTGCAAAGATTCCCATCATCTGAAGATTATAAAGACCAACTAATACAGTTTGGCGGTAGTTACGACTTTACAAACCCAACCGCCTATTATGAATTTTTAACTAATGATAGTGCTTTAAATACACTTGCTACAGATGTTAACGATGGATCCTTCCCAGGAAGAATGGGTGGATTAATTGTTCCCTGTGGTTTCCACGACATTACAAAACAGTTTGGGGCAGGTACTGTCCGAGAGATACCAAGACAACCTGAGACAATTATAGCATCCTTTTCTGCCGCTGATTATTTTAAAAACACTTTATCAAAACCTTTAGACTTTGGATTCCATGCATTATCCTGGGATGATGTTGCTGAAGGTCATTGTTATTGGCCTACAGTATCAGGAGAAGGTCCGACGACATATAATGCTTACAATATAGGTCCTAGTGGTACATGGGCTTTGGATACTTTCGATGAAGAGTTTAAAAAGTATAAAGGAGAAACGTATGACCCGGAGCTTACTTGTCCTAGCTCTATCTTCTTGAACTATGGAGTTGTAAGAGAATGTCCTTAATGCACTATCTATTATATAAAGGTGAATAACGTGAAAAAATCTATGTCTAATAAATTAAATATATCTGGTCATTTAGAAATATATAAAAAATATAAAGACGGATCAACAGAAAAGATTTTCGATGATCATAATATTATCGTGTCTGGTATGGGTGTTGGGTTATCTTACCTTTTTACTGGATCTGGATCTAATAGTATTTTAGATTATCAAATAGATAGATTTCAAGTCGGCGTGTCTGGACCCCCAGAGGGAGGGGAGACTAGCGCGATTTATGAGCTTTCTGGCGCATTAACAGGAACAGAGTATGGTATTAATTCTAACCTATATATAGAAGAGGCAACTCAAATAACTAATGAAACCACAAGCACTACGATAGCTGCTAGAATACCAAAAAATAAAATAACTAAAATTGATAAAACATCAGTTAGGTATACTTTAGTTTTAGATGAGGATGCTTGCAACAATTTAGTTAGAAGTGGACAAGATTTAAACTTAAATGAGATAGGCATGTTGATGAAAAATCCAACAGGATACGCAACAAATAGACCTATTCTTGTTTGTTATAGAACTTTTGGAGATATAAGAAAAACTGATGATTTCAGTTTAATATTTAGATGGACTCTTAATTTTTAGAAATGGCATTTAATAAAAACGATATTTATACTGGAAGTGGGAGTGTAATGCTTTTCAACTCTTGGACTCCTAATGTTTCCAAGTTTGATACTAGTTCTTTTTATAATTGGGAACAAGATAATGAACCTTTGTATGATTTAGAAGAAAGAACATACGCTCTTTGGGAGAAATTGGGATTTCCAACATCATCAGTTCCTGGGTTATCCTTAACAGTATCTGCGGACACCCCAACCGTAACACTACAACAAAACTCAACGATATTTACGGATTTAAGTTCTTGTTTAGCCTCTTTACCTAAAGTAATTAGATTTCCTGTATTAATTGAGTATGCAAATTTCCGAGAAGATGAGATTATAGATCTAAATGACTTTATCATAGAAGAAGAAGGTTCTATAGAAATTATTAATAGAGGATTCGGTAGAGCGCATAGTGTTAGTTCTATAACAAAAACTATGAATGGGGGTTTTGCTTCTTGGTCTAATGGAAGCCACAATATTATTGGATCTTTTTCCTCAAGTGAGTTGAGCGCAACTCTCGGAGAAACATCTTGTTTAGCTATAGAGACTAGAGTATTAAGCTCCTTAGCTTCAGATCCCGCAGGTTTAGATAGTAGGGTTGATAGCGGTACTATAGTGGCATATCCAGTCCACAGTACAAGAAAAGCGCCATTAGCAGTAGCAATAAACGCTGACGGTGCAAATTCTCCATTTACTGCTACTAATGCAAACTCTTTTAAGATAGCTACAGCAGAAGAGTTAAATGGTTATGATTATACGTTTGGTTTAGATGATCAAACATTTAGTTATGATTTTAGTTCAACTGACCAAACAAATGGAAATGATTTGGCTAGAAGCTTTGCTGTAGCTAATAGTACTGACATTACAGGAAATTTTTACCTAAACTCATTAAAAAAAATAAGAGTTAAGAACTGTAGTGGAAAAATTTACATTAGAAATTTCTTTGTAAACCCACAGAATACAGAAAATTTAGGTATAGAGATTAACAATTCAGACGTTGTTTTAGAAAATTGTTCCGCTGCTCATGCAAAGAAAGCTGGATTTAAGTTCATAAACTCTACTGTAACATTATCAAGATCTGCTTTCGCATACAGGAATTATGAACAATCAGATGCAACTACGCGAATAGTAGGACAGACACCTGGATTCCATGCAGTTAATTCTGAAGTTATATTAAGTTCCACATTCATTAATTCTATTACTGACGGTGTTGGTGATTTAAGTGCTGTTCCTCAAGATTTTTCAATTATAGCATCTAGAAACGAAATAGGATTTTTATTAGACAATTCTAAAATTTACGGAGGTTACGGTCCCTCAGCGATAACAAGTTTTGATTCAGCTGCTCTGTTAGCTGGAGAATTAAATACAAAATCTAATTTTGTATTTAATAATTCACATTTAGATTTTTCAGGATGTTTAGATTCTTATGGTAGTGAAACGGGAATCACATCTAGAAATTCAACACTAATATTTAACAATTTAATTGTTGATGCTAATAAAAAAGAAGGAATACGATCTAATAACTCTTTGTTTTTATATAAATCTGAAAACGGTATGACTGTCGCATCTCAACAAACAAAACGTCAATTAGATTTTTCTGCAAACGGTCAACATATATTTTTAAAAAATAATAGTGAGTTTACCTTTGAAAGGGGTGACCACACTCCAGAAAAATACGGAAGCTCCAGATTCTTAGATGATCATGCGGCTGAATATTGGGAAACGGGACTTGCAACATTGCCTGCAATATCCGTTTTTGATAATTCTAATATTGATTTAATTCATTGCGATTTGCAATCAACTAACTCTTTAAACGAAACAGCATGTTACGGTAAGGGTGTTTTTGTTAAAAATAATTCAAAAGCATCCTTATTTGGTTCAAAAAATGGATGCACTTTTGTTTTTGGAGATGATAGTTATTATACTCAACAAAAATCCTGTGCTCTTTATGGATCTGATAATTCAGAAATAAATATTCATGGGCCAACATTTATAGGACAGTTTGGTGTCGATATTTTAGTAGAAAATAATTCTACATTAAATATTGAACCTGCTAAAAAAGAGACCTCTAATGTATTAGATGTTAGTGGTTTTGATCTTAGTTCTCAGGGAAATCACACATCTGTAGAGCTACATGCTACAAGAGCGTGTTTGGTGGCTAATAAAAATTCTATAATCAATATGTTTGATTGCGGATCAGCACCTACACACTGGTCTAATACAGCAGAAGGTTTAGATGTTTTAGTTAGTGGCTTAGATTACGGACAAGCAGAACTATATTATACTAGTGGTTTTACAGGTTCTGGGTCAATTCAGTTTTTCGCAAACCCACAAGAGCCTACTGTTGCAGTAAACTCTCCAAGTTTGCCTGTATCTCTAACCACTATAAAAACTTTTGATGAACAACCAAATGTTAACGTATTTTTGCTTAATGGAACTGATATATTAAATACATATTCCGATGCACAAACTTATTCTCAAGGTGGTGTTTGCGTTAGAGCTGTTCAAGACAGTGTTGTCAATGTTACAAACGTGCATTTCCCATTAGCAAGTAACACCTCTCCTTTAGATGGTTTTTATTACAATGCTAGTGGTTCTGATTGTGATAAGTTTTTAATTTGGAATATAGCAGACACTTCAAGACTAAATGCTTCTTACTTATCTTTAAGTGGTCAACATCCTTTTAATACTCAATATAAAGGTCCTGATGCTTTTTGGTATTCATCTATTGATGGTTCATTAGCGGTAAATGTTATCGCTTCTGGAGCACCTAAGTATACTCCTGATACAGGTAATCTAAGTATTTTAGATTCTTTCGGTGCTGGTAGCTCTGTACTTACTATTCCTTCGGGAGTAGGGTATAACGATCCTTTTGATAGATTTTATCCTGTAAGTGGAGAATTAAATTCAGAAACAGCTGATATATTAGTAGAGGCTGGTCTAAACTATAATTCTATAAATACAGAATTATATGGTTCTATTCCAGGCACAGCAGAAAACAGAGGTCCTTTTAGAATTTATTGGACTCCTAAATCAGCAGCTAAAATACTTTTGACGGATTTAAGCGGTTATTATGAGGGGGCTTACCCCCATTCTGGGAACTTTAGCGGTGTTCTTGGACCAGCTTATCAAATTTTTGCTCAAGGCTACAACTGTTCAGCGCCGTTATCTGCTGTAAATGCTGTTGGTGCTACAAACGCAAGTTCAATTTATCCTGAATTGTTAAAACTAAGTTACGATAGTGATGGTGACGGGACCCCAGACACCTTATGGACTTCTGGGTTTTATTACTGTTCAGAGTTTTTAGACGATAATCCGACGCAATGTATGTTAGACGAGTCGGCAGCTTATTGTTTTGCTAATTCTAGAAATGCAACTTTAGGAAGTTCCGGCAGACCTAGAAAAGTTACAATGTATAATGCAGGGTTTAGTAATGTAAGAGGAAGTGAAGCGTTCCCTGGAGATACTTCTGGAAGTTTAGGATTCAAATCAGCAGGTATTTTTGATTTAAAGAGAGATAACTAATGGCAGAGAAAATTTTTAAAGATAGTAGTTTTAGGTTTACAGACCCTATACGCTTTTTTAAAGCTAATGATCCTTACTATTTTGAAGTTGATAACATTCCATTAAAGCAGCTTCAAGAAAATTGTTTGTGGCTGAAGGATCAAATTCAAAAAGTAACACTTGGGGATGGTATTTCTAATGTTAGTAGATCTGATTTTTCTGAGTTAAAACCTTACGCTTCTGGTGGGGATAGAAAAGTTAGGGTTAAACCAGGAAGATATACTGCTAGAATTAATGATGTTTCTACAAAATTACCTTTAGCTTTTTTAGAAAAACTTACTGGTGACGTTCTTGGTGAGGTTGATAGTTATAAGACAGCCACACCTTTAGAATTTGGTGGTAATTTTATAAATAATGCTAATTTTGTTTTAAATCAAACATTAAATAGATTTAAAACAAATGTTATAGGAAATTCTACAGGTATGACAGGTTTAGCAGAAAGAGCATTCACTTGGCCTGTTTACGACCCACAAACACCTGTAAATAGTACAGGCTTGTTAGTTGACGATAATTCGCAAGGTTTTTTCTATAGTGCAGATAATGATCCAGGATCACAAGCATTTTTTACAGTTCCAATAATTAGTCACGCCTTATTATGGGCAAAAAGTAGCGAAAATTATTCTAGTTTTTTACTAGAAAAGTACGGTTCTTCAGCTAACCTTGGAATGGTCGATCTACCTAATGTTGAATCTTATTTTATAAAAGCTTGGAGGGGTGTTTCAAGATTAGCTGTAGTGGATGTTGATTCAGAACTTTCTATTGAAGTTCCACCATTTGATTCTAATGATTTTAATTACATAGATGAAAATGGTAATGAAGTTCCAGTAGATGGTGTTCAAAGTAGAATTGATTTAGTATTTATTTATAGTTCTCCAATAGATAGTGATAGTGTTAATATTTTAAAACCATCAGGAAAAACTACTATAACAGCTCCCACTTTAGGTATAGTTCGTGGGGCTGGTATTAAAATTAGTGATAAGCCTTTGACTGGTATTGAATTAAAAAATTATCAACTTACTACTGATAATCATAAAATACTTGCAAATCCAGCAGACGCTTTAAATGAGGATTTAGGATTTACATCGACTTCAGATAATGATATAGCTTATGATATGAGAGGATCTTTCCCCTCACCAGATGATTTGCTTAACATAGCTCCTTTAATTTCGGAAAAGTTAGAAAGTACTGCATATGAGTTAGTAGGTCAGTCAATACTTCCTGTAGCTTATGTTTTCGTACAAAATACTTCTTTGTCTGTAGCTCCTGAAGACGTTGTTGATATTAGACCTTTCTTTAGAACTGCTGAATTAACTTATAATGAAAGAGCAGGCATTTCAGCCGCATTCCCTCAACTTTCTTTAGCTAACCCAGCTATTGGAAAAGCTGAGATGCAGTATGAATTAAAAAGAATTAATGATGATTTAAAAACTAAAATACAAACTTTAACAGAATTAATAGAGGGGGGTACAGGAGGCGGTACAGGAGGCGGTATAGGGGCTACAACTGCCGCAGTTCCTAGAACATTTGAAACTCCTTTTAAGATATTCACTAATAAAACATATTCAGAATTAGGAACAGAAAATTCACCAATAAATTATTTTATATTAGGAACTCAAGCTCCTTTTAATCCAGTAAATAGTAAATTCGCAGAGGATCTTGCCGCTATTCAAAATGAATTAGATTACGGTCTACTTACTTATAAAAATTATGGAGGTGGTTTTTTTAGATTAGAAGTTGACTATACTGGACTTGAGAATAATTCTGTTAGTCCTGTAGATATTTATATGGCAACAGCCGATCCAACACTAACATATCTAGAGTTTGGACAATCTGTACCCAAAGTTGATTATAGAAAAGTAGGATGCGGAGGTAGGAAAGCGTTTGCAGATTTAAGAGACTTTAAGACTATAGATTCTTTTTATTTTCCTTTAGGACATGCTCAAAATCCTCTTAATATTTCTTATCTTGCTAGAATTCAAATGTATATGAAAGATTCATCAGGTGGAATCGTTGATCCTAATATAAATAAAATAAAATTTAGTTTGTATTTAGACGGGATAATGGAACTTAGAAATATTACTTGATAAATTATGTCAAATGTAGAGAAGTTTGGTTGCGGAGCCTTTCTTCCTGGAAAGGGTCCTGGTAATGTTGGAGACCCCCCAGATGATGGAGTAGATGGGGGAGAGGAAAGAGTAACACCTGAACCCCCAGAAACAGGACCACCAATAAAAGAACCTGACTCAAATGATATAGCTTTTGTTTGTATACCTAAAAATGTAATCGGTGAAGTACCTGAAGGTGCCGATATAGCTTCTCCAGGGCCTAAAGGGGGTTTTTTAGTAGGTATTAATAATACACCTACTGGAGCAATTTATACTTATAAAGTTTGCATTAAAATAGTGAATGAATGTGTTCCTGTTCCTAAGGATAAAGAAAACGATATTGCATATTTATATGGTCTTTCTAATGATGGCTTTAAAAATATTTTTAATCCTGATGGAACTCCAAAACCAGAATTTGGATTTACTCCTGACCCGCAACCTCCAGCTGGAGGGGGTTTTGGTCCAGGCGGTACTGGTGTAGGACCTTCACCTCTAAATCCAGCTGGGGATCTTCAATCTGAAGGTCCTGAATTGTATCAAGGTT